CTCCTGTTCCTCTTACCTCTAAGCCGCCATTTACGTTTAGTGCTTTTCCGAAGTCACTGCTTGTTCCTATAGAAACATGGTTAGCGCCACCATCAACAAACAACATATTGGCGTTGCCGTCTGATTCAACGCGGAAGTCAGCGTCTGCTGAATCTGCGTTAAAAACTGCACTCCCACCAACAGTAAATGTTGCTTCAGAAGTAGATGTTCCCACGCTTACAGAGTTGTTGCCACCGTTGACTAACAACATATTGGCGTTGCCGTCTGATTCGATTCTGAAGTCGTAGTCGGCTGAGTTCTCATTAACAACCATTTCACCAGTACCGACACGTACTTTTTCTACGCCAGCAGTATCAAAAGTGATGTGTGTATCGTGATTGACTTGGATATTTGAGGTTCCAGTAGCAATTCTTACAGGGTTATCTGGCCCTTCAATAGTAAAGCGAGTGCTGTCTTTTTTTAATAAGCCGAACTCAGCGCCACCATCCTTTAATCTTACATCTCCACCATCTGCATCAAAAATGATGTCTCCTGCGACGTCTAGTGTTAGGTCGCCAGAAATACAGTCAATCGCATTACCATCTATTGCAATGTTATCTACTACTATACCTGCGTTAGCTGTTACTACTCCTGCAACATTAAGCGTACTAGCTCCAGCTAAACTCAAGTTGTTAGCCGATTCATCCCACAACAGGAAAGAACCGCCAGCGGCACCAAAGAATTTAACATCGTACCCGGTGTCATCTACACCTACGGTAAGGGTAGCGTCCAGTTGGACCGCTCCGTCGATGTCAATTGCATCGACATTTAAAATACCGTCAATATCGACGTTTCCAGAAATATCTAAGGAAGCAGCCGAAATGTCACCACTGGCAACAATTGCACCATTAATGTCGATTGTAGTAGCCGCAATCTGAATCTCATTGTCTGCAACAATATCAAGTTGGCCATTTGTGCTAGAGTTGATAAAGATGGCAGAGTCTCGGAATTGCACTTTTTGAGCGCCGTCTACATCAATGTTATTTGAGCCGGTGTCATTACCGTTAGCTAAAATCTCCGCTAGGGTATCGACTGTGCCTACTTGGCTATCAACGTAAGCTTTAATACTTTGTTGTGTGGCTAGTTTTGTGGCGCTATTAGACGACATGTTGTCTTCGTCTTTAATACCTGTAACGGTTGCGCCGTCACTTGCAATGTTAAGGCTGGTACTTGCAACAACTGTAGTAGCCGTCAAAGCCGCTGCGGCTGCGCCGCCAATTACGGTGCCGTCAATGGTTCCACCATTAATGTCCGCAGTACCGGCGACAAGGCCTGTTACTTTTAGGTTGTTATAAACGTTTGTTACAGTAGCCGCAGAAGCGCCGCCACCATCAAATTTTACCACCATATCAACGCCTGCGGGGACTTCTAAGTCTCTGCCAGAGTTATAGGTGCCTTGAAAAAGTAGAACAGTTCGGCTACCGGCCAAACTATTTCTAACAAAAACTATTTTTTCGGCGTCGTTAGGGTCAAGCTGAACAAAAACATTTCCGCCAAGATCGCCTGAACTATAGAACTCAATCCATTTGTTACGCCCGTTGGAGGCCGCACCGTTGGTAATTGTTAGAGCGTTGGGGGAGCCTGAAGAGCCTGCGCTAGTTAAAGTTATTCGGACGGCACCGTTAATGCCTTGGTCCAAAATATCAAAGTTTGTGTTTGTAGTATCACCCCACGTACCCGACTGCTCACCAGTGGCCGGTTTCTCAATACCGAGGTTTACTGTATAGGTACTTGGCATCTATTTTATCCTCACGCTGCTATTTGCGTCCAGTTGGCGTCTTGGGTGGACTGTTCGTCTGACCATCCGGGTTGCTGATTTACATTAATATCACTATAACCCGGATTTTGACCGGGGACAATGTTTCCGTAAACCAACACGTTTCCGGCAATTCCCGTCGCGCTGACGCCTATTACATTAACGACAACATCCGTATTTACAAGGACGCTGCCAACTCTACCTGTTGCTGAAACACCAACTACATCTACTATTTGGCCGGTTGTTACTGTTACCGCGCCGCTGGTGCCTGTTGCAGACAGGCCTGTTACTGAAACATTAGCGCCTGCATTAGTTGTTACAGCGCCCACTGCTCCAGTGGCTTCAAGACCTTGGGGGAATACATTGGCCGCAGCAACAATAGTTACTGAACCAACAGCCCCTGTGGCCGCTATTCCTACAACATTTACCTTTTGTTCGGTTTTAACGCTTACCGAACCAACAGCACCTGTTGCAGACACGCCTGTTACTGACACATTAGCCGCTGCATCTACAGATACAGAACCCACTGCGCCACTAGCAGAAACACCTACAGGGAAAACATTTGCTTCAGCATCAATAGTTACTGAACCAACAGCCCCTGTGGCCGCTATTCCTGTGACGGGAACTTCTGCGGCAGCTACAACGCTAACTGCGCCTACTGCACCTGTTCCTGACACACCCGTAACATTTACGTTTGCATCTGCGGTAACTGTAACGGAACCTACTGTTCCAGTTGCAGCTAATCCGGTTACTGGGACATTAGCGGCAGCATTTATTGATACTGCGCCTGCTGTTCCAGTTGCGTTGGGAAGACTTACGTCCTCGCCCCACGTTCCGCCGCCCCATGCTTGACTGGAAGAGTTCCAGCCCTTAAACGCGACGGTTATTCCGGCCATTACGCTATCCGAATAATGGCATTACTTGCGTTGGCAGTTGGAAAAACAATTGTAAAATCACCGTTGGTGGAAGCTTTATCCGCGCCGAAGTCTAAAACTACAACTGTCGGAGTGGATACCGAAATAGAAGTAGTGTTTGGTGTTGTATTATATATTAATGCGCCACGTGCTGTTATCGTTGCGTTTGAAAAAGTTTCGTCTACAAAGTCGGTTAAAGCCGTTGTTCCCGAAGAAGTGGGATCGACGTTAACTAACGTACCACCACCCGCAGTATAACCTTGCCCACTGACCTCATTACCGGTAGTGTAGCTGGTTGTCGCCGCATTAAACGAGGCTGAGTTAGTATAAAGAGCGATCTTAAACGTATCGCCCGATGAATTATCGAAATCGTGAACACCGTACAATAGCTCTTTCTTGAACGATGTACACATGAAGTTTCCGTTGAAAGCCATGGTTACATTCTCCTAATTAGTTCGGCAAGTTCCTGATTACCTGAATCAAGTATTGCATTGTACACGGTTGTTCTATCACTATTTATCGCTTCACGCATGTAAAATTCTAAAACTTTTACAATGTGCTGTCGAAAGGCGTGTGCTTGCGCCTGTATTGCAGGGTTTGCGGAATCGCTGATTGAGATAATTTTACTCGCACAACGTTCTGCAATTTCCTCTGGGGTAAACCCACGATTAGTGGTAGTGTGTACTTCTACCTTCATATCAGGGTTTATGTCTATGTTTAGTGCGGGAAAACTCATTGTTTAGGCCTTATAACCATACCGGTACGGTATTCATCCGTCACTTCTTTGGACTCTCCAAGCATTTTCATACCTGAAATCGCCTCTGTAAATCTTTTTTCATATTGAGCCATTATATCCGGTTCTCCCTTCATATAGATATATGCCTCTACTAAACTACCGTATAACATCGCTATTTGAGCATTCTCACTCAGCCATGTAACCCCGTTAGCCGCTCCTTTTGTTAAACTAGCTGGCCTATAAAAATAATGTAGCTCTACCGCACTGGCTAAGTTAGGGGTAGGCCCTAAAATAAAATTATCTACGTCAAACATCGCGTAAAAACGCGGATCGCCCTGTGTGGCCGTCTTAGGATTAAACGTTTGGACAAAATCAGAGTCTTTAAACTCCAAAAAAGTCTTTTCGCTTTGCCCATTTAAGAATGAAAGTGAAAAAGGTGCTAAAAAATCGCTAGGACAAGCTAAAAAGGTAACGCCTGCGGACATATTTCCGGCAACGTTCTTGCGAAACAAGCTTAATTGAACGGTTTTTAGTATTCTTTCTTCAGCCTGCCTTATAAAAATAGGCAAATTGTTAACAAACGAGGTTTCATCGTTC